GTCGTCCTGGGGTTCGAAGCGTTCGTGAAGTTGTCGTCCTGGGGTTCGAAGCGTTCGTCAGACATTCTGTTTCTCCTCACAGTCCTAAAGCCGGGAGAGACTAGTCATCTCTCCCGGCTTCAAGGATTACTTTCCGACGACCTTGGTCTTCGCCGGGATGGGCTTGTTGCTTCCGCCGCCGCCACCACTCTTCGCGAGAGGGGCAGCGATCTTCGGATTGCCAGAGCCGTTGGACTTGGACTTGCCTCGTCCTACGCCCTTGACGATGTTGACTGCACCACCACGCATTTCAGATCTCCTTACGGGTTCTCTGCGGTGACGAGGTCGACCTTCATCGTGTACGACAGCTCCATGTGGGGGAAGATCGGGAAGGCCTTGATGCCGGTTCCCTTGTTCATGCCCCAAGGATCCTTGGTGGTCTGCTCCCACTCGTAGAAGCCGGGAGTGAAGCCACCTTCCGCGTGCGGCGACGTGCAGGTCTTGCCGAAGCCGATCGGGTTGGAGTCGTACTGAGCGATGGTCGCCTCATCCGGGAGGAAGATGATGACGTCTTCCGGGATGTAACGGTTGACCGTGAAGGTCGTGCTTCCGATCGGACGGGTGCGGTACACGCCGTCGTAAATCTCCGGGTTGATGCCGGTCTGCGAGACCACCGCGTTGAGAGCGGCTTGCGGACCCCACGAGTCGAGCAAGTACCGGAGGTCAACGTCGGTCGAACCCGGCTGGGTGATGAGACCCGAGCGAGCGTTGAAGAACTTCGAGTTCACGAAGCTGTTCGCGACCTTGCGGCCCATGATGGCGCGCTTGATGTTGACCCCGTGGCGGTCGTACATGAACTGGTCCACGAAGTTCCAGTCACCGATGGGATCGTGGTCGACGCCACCGTAGACGCCCGACTTGGGAGCCTGGTTCGTCTGATCCGAGGGGCGACCCCACGGGGTGACGAAGCTGACCTTGCCGTCGTTGTACGAGTACGAGTTCGTGACAACCGAAGTCCAGATGATGTGCTCGAGCCGGTTGTAAAGGCGACGAGAACGATCGGCCTGGTCCCGAGCAAGAATGCCGGGGAACTCGTTGAGCGCGCTCTGCACAACCGTCGGAAGAGGTCCGCCCTGGCTGATCTGCTCAGCGATGGCTTCGAACTGCCGGTAGTTGTTGATATGACTTGCGTCGTAGTGGTCCTTGATCGCCCAGTCGATGATCGACCCGCGACCCGTCCCACTCAGGAAGAAGTCCTTCTGGGCCAGCTCGGACTCAGCGTTCTGCGCGCGAGCCGGGGCAAGGCCGGTGCCATCGCCCTTGATGTAGTTGAAGATGAAGTCGTCCGTGGGTACGTCCATGAACGGGAAGTACTTCAGGCCGATCTGATCTTCCGGCGGGATCAGCTCACGAACGACGCCCAGGGAAGTCTCCTTGCGGGTGAGACGATCCTGAGGGTAAGCGGCTGCGAACTGATTCTGGTTCTGACCGCCAGCAAAGGCGGCGGCCATACCGGATGGTCCGAATGACGTATCCACTTTTGTTGGCTCCTTACTTGAAGAGAATGTCGACGGCCTTGCCGCCGCGCAAGGCGTCAGCAACCGTGTTGGTCAGTGCGATCCGAGCGCCGGTCGCGTCACGAATGGTGCACCAAGCCTGCTTGGCAACGCACTCGTAGTAGTTCGCGGTCTCCACGTCGCGGTCCATGAGCTGGTGCGGCCAGAAGTCGCCGTTCAGGCCGATGAGGTTGGCAATGTCCTGGCGACCGTCCGTGACTCCGAGCTGGAAGACGCCGTGCTTGCCGGAGTCGGGACCGGAGGTGATCTTCGCCAGCGCCTCACCGGGGTGAAGTCGCTTGATGTTTCCATCAAGTCCGGGCTCAACCGGGTGCGAGTCCTTCGCGATGGTGCGCGAGTCCGGAGGCGTGTAGGTCGTGGAGTGGAGGAACTGATTGTGGCCGAAGGGAACGCCGTCCCCGGTCACATTCTTCTGAATCCCTGGCATCTTGTATCAGTCCTTAGAGGGAGAAGGTGGGGACGAGGGTGACCAGTTCCTTGTAGGAGCTGAAGTTCTTGATCGTCTCGGTGGGCAGACCGGATGCGCGGTGCATCTGGACCTGATCCTTGAGATCAGCGATCTTCTTGTCCTG